GTGAAGAATATTTTAACGCCTAACAATCGTGCCACACCGCTAAAATCATCGCCAGCCGCATTTCCATCCCTAAATATTTGAAAGTAAGTTTGCGTATCAACCGCTGCATTAGTAATAGTCACTGCCCCGCTTACGGGAGAAACTTGTTGGTCTTCTACGGTGCCTATACCCGCGTCTGTAACTGAAACGGCAGTGCCATAGGCAACATCAATAGTTGCACCATCTGCCACTGAAACACCTTGCAAGGACCAAATACAATCATCAGTGTTTGTATTACTTGGCGTCCAAAATACTTGGAACGTCACCGTGCCTTCGTTCCAAGATTTGGGAAAACCTACAGAAAACTGAGCAAAATCATCCGCCGCTGCTGCAAAATCCAATACCATTAGGTCAGGTCGTAGCGCGGTTGTTTCAACTTGCGTTAGGGCAGAACTCCCGTTTGTTGTTGCTGGATACATAGCTGTTGCAGGAACCCAAATGGTTTCCAAGCCAGCAACTTTGACTGCTGCACCGCCTACTGTTGCTGCGCCAGTGACTTCTACGCCTGTGGCTGTTGTGGCTATTTTAACCGCATTGTCGTGATAGAGACTTACCGCCCCACCATCGTTCATTACTGCGTAAGTTTTATTTGTTCCTGCATTTCTAAAATTAAGGTTCGTACTATCAATGTATAGATTTCCAGTTCCTACGTCTGAAATTACTGACCCTGTACCTGCATGGTAAATCTGCAAATCATCGCCATCACCAAAAGTTGCCTTGCCGTTGTCTGCCCACTTACTGTTGCCTGTAAAAAGAGTTCCATAGGATGTTGTTCTAAGTTTTTCACTGTTTTGTTGTTTAAAAATTATGGGAGAACTATTACCAGCATTTGTATTAAAAACAAAAGAGCCACTACCACCTGCATCATACTGTATTCTACCATCGTAATCGTCACTAAACGGTGATTTTAAGTCAATAAATGCGCCTGACGGCCCACCAACTTCGATAGAAGCATAACCACTAGATGCTTCTATAAGTACAGAAGTATCGCACGTTATGTCACCTGTTACATCTACGCCTGTGGCTGTTGTGGCGAGTTTAATTGCATTGTCGTAATATAAAGAAACTGCACCGTCTTTAAAAGCTCTCATCATGTAATCAGAGCCAGCAAATAAATCTATTTCCGCACCGTTAGTTTTTATTTGTAAATTACCCGTCCCAGCATCCTCTATGAACGAAGTTCCACCATCGTGATAAATCTGCAAGTCAGACCCAGCACCAAACATTGCTTTAGCATTGTCAGGAAACAGAATATCATCAGTGCCTGTCGGTACAGTAAACACCACAGCATCTGCGTCATTCTTCAGTGTAATATCTGAGGTAGAACCCTGACCTGTAAGGATCAAGCCCTCTGCTGCAGTGTAACCAATAGCAGCATTATCACCAGCCGCAGTGTCACCAGCGGGTTCTACTGTGCCAGTTGCAATCACGTTGCCTGTTACGTCTACGCCTGTGGCTGTTGTGGCGAGTTTAATTGCATTGTTGTGGTATAAAGTAACTGCACCATCTGTTTCGGCAGTAATCATATTTTCACTGCCAGAAATAAGACTTATTGCAGCACCGTTGATTGTTCTAATATTTAAGTTTCCAGTACCATTCTCATCAATAAAGCTATTAGACCCATCGTGAAAAATCTGCAAATCAGAGCCAGCACCAAACAGGGCTTTTGCATTATCAGGAAATGCGAGGGACGTTCCTACTGAACCCGTGTTTAAAACAGGAGAAGTAAGCGTCTTGTTTGTAAGCGTCTTTGTCGTGCCGCTGACGTATGTATCAAAATCTGATACTAACGCTTGCTTCATCACGTCAGCATCAGAGATCACCACACCATCGGTGCCAACCAGTGTAACGGTAGCTTGTGTAGTCTCTGACCCGTCTAATATATTTAATTCGGCTGTGGTCAGAGTGGCGTCTTTTAATATGTTTAATTCTGCGCCTGATGCAGTCAGGCCAGTGACGTTATTAGAGGCACCATTAACCGCATCGGCGTATGCTTTTACCGACTGTTGAGTTGGGATGAGCGTGGCAGAATTAGATGCCATATTGTCTTCATCAACGAACCCTGTGACAGTGATAGTGCCATCAGCTAGTGAGCCAAAGTTCACAGTTCCAGTGGTCGTAATAGCAGACGATCCGTTATCAATTGCGCCGAAGCCTGACGTGATTGAGCCAGCATTTAAAGCACCGACTGTGGTTACATTTGCCAGCGTGTCGAGGCTGGTTTCCATGTAGGTTTCAAAGTCAGTCAGAGCGACCTGTTTCATCGTCCCGGCGTCATTCACCACGACACGGTCAGCATCTGCGAGAGTGGTGCTTACAGCCGATTTATCACCATCCATTATCGACAACTCTGCAGGAGTTGCCGTGACCTGATCGTTAGATGCAGCCGCTAATACTGGAACTGTGCCGCTTTGATTAGGCAGGTTGATCGTGCGGTCTGCTGTGGGATCAATGATTGTTAGCGTTGTTTCATGATCGTCTGCTGTAGCCCCTTCAAAGACCACCGCATTTTCTGCGTTCATGGTCACGGTATCAACGACTGTTTGTGTGCCACCTACGGTAAGATTGCCTGTTACAGTCAGGTTGTCACCGATAGTCACTTCAGATGTCGTGTGACCGATTGTGACTGCTATACCGCTGTCTTCTGTGGCTACTTTTAATGCACCAGTGCTATTCTTAATGTAGCTGTTCGATCCATCATGATAGAGTTGCAGATCATCGCCTGTACCTAACTTTATGTTGGCACTATCAGGCATGTCCACATGAGTGGCAGGAGACAGAACGCCAGCAACAGCAACGGTGCTATCAAACGTTCCTGCACCAGTGACATCAACTGTGCCAGCAAAGTCTACATTTGCGCCACTGAAGGTGGCAGCGGTGGTGGAGCCTGACTTAACAATCAAATTACCGCTGGTATTAGTTAAAGCAGCATATTGAGTGCCGCCGTCTTTAATCAGAACATCTCCACCATCGGCGTCTAGAATAATGTCTCCCGCAACATCTAATGTCAGATCGCCGCTCGACAGATCAATCTCGGTGCCGTCAATTGTGATGTTATCTACAACTACGCCAGCATTGGCTGTTACAGCCCCAGTAGCTGCCAATGTGCCGCCTACAGTTGCATTGCCAGTTACGCCTAGAGTACCTCCTGCCGTGACATTGCCTGTCAGAGCAGATGTCCCAGTGACCGCAAGCGTTCCCGCAATTGCAGTATTACCGCTGGTATTAGCAACTGTGAATTTGTTGCTGTCCATTGTGAGACCGCCGTTTAAAGCAGTCACACCAGCGACAGTTAGTGCGCCTGTAAGCGTTGATCCTTCGTGGACTTCCAATGCATCGATATAGCCTGTGCCATCTATGTACAGGTTTTTAAACTCAGCCCCACTGGCACCAAGATCGATATCATTATCAGTAACTGGGGTTATCAAACCGTCCTGAAATCGGACTTGCTCGACAGTCGAACCAGCACCGCCAGCATCAACAAAGACCCCAACACGATTGTTCGTATTATCTACGACCACTTTGTTTAATGGCGTGGCAACCCCGGGATCACCAATCAGGCCAATAACCGGACCTTCAGCAGCCGTGCCATCGTGCTTATGCCCTGTAGTATTATGAAATGCGGATACAACCTGATTAAATTCTGCCGAAAGAGGTGCGGCTGTAATATCCGAGCCATTTACGATGGATGATGAGGATTGCCTTGTATAGCCAGCCATATTTTAACGTCTCCCAGCTAGGCTAAATTCAATTACTAGCCCTTGAATTGTGTGTGGTTCAGTCTGTCCCAGAGCAACAAAGGTAGCCCTGACCGAAAAACCTGATCCTTGAATGTCATTTGTCATAATTGGTTTAGAAGCCCCGCCATAAAGGACGTTTGAGCCGTTGTAGGTAATGCCCCTACCCTTATATACCGTAGGTCCACCAAGGCTTGAGGCATTGTAGTCATTAGGTACTGCTACCCCACTACTGCCCCAATCGTATGAAAGAGCCACGTCCAAAGACATTGGCCCTTCGGCACGAACAAACGTGTTTAGCTTTCGCATTACCTTACGCTGTTCTGTTTCACCAAAGTCGAGATAGGGAGTGGCATATACAGATAAAATATCAGCCCCGTTAAAACTAATGCCGCGCTCCTGCTGATAAACTGCCCCGTCATGGTCTCCATGTAGAACAAATTCTGTCGCCCCTATATATTCCGAGGTGCAACATGATACCCTAATACCCAGAACTTCTGAAAACTCCCATTTTAAGGTTCCAGAGTTTTCAGTAAGACCACCAATAATACCAATACTATCAGTGACTGCTGTAGAACTTCCCCCAATAAAATACCGGACTTGTGACTTAGACCTGATTACTACTCCATTAAGCGTACTCATATCCTCGTTCTGGATGAGATCAACGAGGGTAGCCTGTATCTTTTTACTAATGGAGCCGAGTTCAATATCTCCGATACGAGAGGTGCCAGAGACAGGTCTCAGGCCATCAGGGGCAAGGAACATTAGATCGCCACCGATCTCTTGGACGCTGTCTGTAGATACACAGCCTACGTTTGCCGTGACTTGTTCTAGTGCAAAGGCATTACTAGAATTAATAGTAACTTTCTTAATAGAGTTACTGCCGAATACAAATAAATTATCCCGAAAGGGTTTAATTTGAACGACATCGAAACCTGCAGATATTTGCCCACCCCCTGCCGCACTAGTCCAAGTATATCCATCCTTTGGGGCAGAATGAGCTATGGTTGGGCCTGTAGCGGAATGGCCTGACAAGAATACATGATTTTCAAATACATCTACTAATGAGGGAGCATTTAATGCTTGGTTCCCGCCAGCCGTATTATTGTCAGCGTGATAGCCGCCATTGTGGGATGACTTGATTTCTTTCCAGTTCGTGCCGTTAAAAGCAATCGCTGGGTTCACGCCATCCACAAAAATGATTGTATTTCCGGTGCCAAAATTAAATTGGACATGCCGAAGTTTATCCACAGTCAGCCCGTTGGCAGTCATTGGCCTTGTAACTGAGTGGTCAAGAGTGAATTTTCTCCATCCAATATCAGCAGTGTAATAATAAAACGAGTAGTTAGTTGCCCCTGCGTCCTGACGTACCGCTATAATGGTATTAGCCCCAGACACATCATTTCTAAAAATAGCAATACCAAGGACTTTGCCTTGGCCCGTTGTACTACCAGCTACTGTTACTTCACCGAAATCGGCATCGTATTTTGAGAACCCTTCGATACGCCTATAGCCGCCAAAAAGTGACGGCTCGTAGTTCACTAATCTAGTAGCCTCGCCGGGGAAATTCTCTGATAAATCTAGGTGATTTTCATTGGAGTTTAATCCACCTGAACAGATCACTTTGTATGACTGTATCTGGTCGGGCATTAGAATTTCACCCGTGTATCTCTGATGGATTGATAATTGTTAATATATAAAGTCTGAAGCGTTTTTATTCCTGCCTCAAACGCAATAAATGATGCTTGGGCCATTTCAATGTTATCTTTAAACAGATAAAGTTGATACAGCGCACCATCTACTAAGACAGTATCGAAGTTGCTGGGGATGCGTGTCTGGTCGGTAGCTGCAGAGATTGAAGTGTAATTTAGAAAATATCTGAATTTTATAATATATGCTTTGTCTGGGGAGGGGCTTATTCCATAGCCACTACCATGACTAGGGAAAGCATACAGAGGTACACCTCTACCAGTACTACCGCTATTCTGATCTAGATCACGATGATTTTGGTAATACTCATCCCGCTCCATGAATTTTAAAGTAGTAAAATCTACACCAAGACTGTCAGATTTTTGAATTTGAAAACTATTCCAATCCACGGTCTTAAGGTTGGTAGGCCAACTATATTCCTCAACGCCTACAGTAAGGGTATCTGTCTCCTCAGCAGCATTAAAAGGCCATTCAAATTCAGCTTGATTTATTCTGGCTTGGGCTGAAATAATGCTATCTTTAACCAAAGCCTGTACACCACGCACCTCGGAAAATTCAGCCTCAACGATCTCGACTTCGTTCAGTCGGCGTAGCACCTGATTGCATAAAGATATATATGTGCTGGGCATGTCAGACTTTCAGAAATGGCAATGGGGCCAGCGGTAAAGCCAGCCCCAGAGTGGTTTATGCTAGGTAGTCGCGGTCTGCTGTGGCAGCAATCATGTCGTGGCCCATGTCGGAGACATCCATGAGGACAGCCCAGAAACGGAGTTTGCCGCCAGTGACATCTGTCTCTGTTGCAAATTTGA